CTAAAGCACAACCAAAACCTATTAGGGGTATTTTCCGTAAAAAAGCCCGCTGCCACTGCCCATATCGTATCATCAATACCGCTCGCCTCATCAAACACCAGCATCACGCCCGCGAAGTTATGCACCCCCGCGTAGCTGTCTGGATTCTCAGCCGACCACAGCCGCCCCTCGACCCCCCAGTATCTTGTGCCCATCTTCAGGTCACGCTCGACCAGTTCCGAGATCCACTTCGCCGGTAGCACTCGCGTTGCTGATACCTCGAACCAATGACTGTGAAGTGACATACTCAGCCACTTCGTGATCTCGGCCCAGGTGACGCTACGGAGCTGCGCCTCGGAGTTAGCCGACACGATGGTTGTCGAACCGATCCGTGTGGTCAGCATCCAGATCACTAACCATGAGACTAAGGCAGATTTACCGATGCCGCGCCCCGAAGACGTCGCCATCCTAAAAGTCTCAAAGTCTACTCGACCGCCGTTTGCTTTGATGTGTTCGCGTAGCTCAACCAAGACCTCTAGCTGCCATCGACGCGGCCCCTCGAAATGCTCAAGAGGCGTCCCTGGCTTCCCCCACGGGAACGCGAGCCTCACGAACGACAGCGGATCGTTCTTGATCTGCGGCGACCATAAGGTCGCCATAAGACGCTGTTCCTCCTCCGGGGAGTATATTGGCACTTGCATCTATTATCTGCCCTTCAATGACCCGTTGCTGCGCCTCTTGTAACGCCGCCGTAATAGAGATCGTCTGGTTGACCTCGACGCTGACCGCCTGTTTAGCAACCCAGCCATGCACATGCTTTAGAATATCAAGCGCCGCCTTAGCATCGCCTGCCAGCGCCGCGTCACGTAGAACGCCCGCCATCTCCATCTCGCCGTCAGCGCGTCCTTTGGTTTCGTAATACTCTGCGACCGGATCGAGTTGTATCAGCCGACGATACTCGACTGGCATCATATCACAGGCCAACGCCAGCGCGTCGCCTTTTAACCCCCGCCGCGCCGCTTCATAGATCTGACCGAGCCGTTGCTCCGTCGCTTCGATCTTGCGCGGCTCATAAGGTAGCGATTGGAATGTCATTGCAACAAAATATATGACGGGGTGCTTTTTAGCAAATAAAAAAAATTTCGTGCAGTCCCTTCGTAAACCTTTAAGGGATGGTCAAGGCCCAGACCCCCTCCCCCAAATGTCAACTACCAGCTCAATGTAAACAAATGTCAACTTAACTTAGAATGTAAACTTAAAGTAAAATGTTAAGTTAAATGTCAACAAGAGTTGGGTGATTGTTGGGTGATATGGGTTGTTTGGGTAGTGGGTTTTAAGTCGCTGAATGACTTTTCTACAGTTCCCCACGTTCACGGCTCATTTGACTTATATCAATTATTATACTTATTAAATATTTATAATTATAATAATAACACAAACAACCCAAAGCTATGAATTTTGGGCATTATATGGGCTTGGCTTTCAACCCATTGCCCGACCATATAACAGCCCAAACAACCCATAAAAATCACCCATAAAAACAAAAGTGAAAATTAATGCAAGAAAATACTTTACAACTGTAAATAATTGCACTATACATTTCTTTACACACAAACCAGGGGTAAAAATCATGTCACTAACCGAGTTTTTTAATTCAGCATGCGTCGCAATGGGCGTCGTCATGCTGGCAGTGATGACTATCGCGTCACCATTCATTCTATTCAGATAAGGGGAAAGACAATGCAAATTAACGTAAATTATCTCAAAGCTGCGGCTGTAGCAGTAGGTAAAGAGGAGACGCGCTATTATCTGAAAGGCGTCGCAATACAGGCTAATCAAAAAGGCGTCTTTATTGTCGCCACTGATGGCCATCGGTTAGCGGCTTTTAGACAAGCGCCAGAATTAGAGAATTTAACAGAGTGTTCAATCATTATTCCTATTGAGACGATAAACGCTCTAAAAACTAGAGAAGAAACTGTAGAGTTAGGTAAGATTAACGGCGCACAATATATGCTAGGTAATCTTATTTTTGAGCCTATCGACGGGACTTTTCCTGAATGGCGTCGGATTATCCCTAAAGAGACTAGCGGCGAGATAGCGCAATTTAACGCCGCATATATGGCTGACTGGGCTAAAATGACGAAGGCGCTAGGAAAAAAAGACGCCAAAATTATTATCTCGCACAATGGCGATAGCCCGGCGCTTGTTCACTTTGGCCTTCCCGATATAGATGGCTTTGGCGTTATAATGCCATTTAGGGCGCATAATGTCCCTACCGGCGCGCCAGCATGGGCGCTTTAATATTATTGGCCGGCCTTGCGCCGGCCTAACTCATCCTAATAGGGGAAAAATTATGAGCAATTACAATGGATGGACAAACTACGCGACATGGCGCGTCAATTTAGAGATGTTCGACGGTTATGATCCGTATGATTGCGGCCATGATTCTAGCGTCACAGCTTATGATCTAGGTCTTAGCCTTAAAGAAATGGCAGCAGAAACATTAGAGGCGCAAACAGGCGACGCAATGAGCCTAGCCTTTTCATACGCAATGGCTTTTCTGTCTGACGTTAATTGGACAGAGATAGCGCAACACATGATTGACAACTATTCGGAGCAGGCAGCATGAGAACGTTTACATATTATTTCGATGAACTACCCATACTGCCACGCTATGCCGTCTATGCGGCTGGCGAAGCGGACGTATCATATAACATCGCGTCGCCTGAACCGGACGTCGGTATATTCGAGCATTATGCGACAGATATAAGCATCGACGCTATCGTCATCTATGGCCATGGGCATAATGACAGTAAACTGAATATAGATGCCGACCATTGGCTTTATAGCCACATAGAACAAGCGCTATTGGATGACGAAAGTCTAGCCTATGCCTGCATGGAAGACGCCGCATGAGACAAGCGCTTTACGTTATCGGGCTGGCGACATGCGCTAGCCTTTTAATTCCGGCAATAGCCTTAGTCTTACTCTATACGATAGGGGGATAACATGTCACGCATGGCCGAATATTATGACTTTCAACAAATGCTCTATCTGCTATCAACGCGCGCGTTAGAGATAATGCTCAACTATGAGTCGGATACTTTCCGGCATAGCCTAATCAAAAAAGAGATTGAGGCGCGCAAATAATGACTGACTATTCAGACCTTGTGACGCGATTGCGTCGTGATGGTATTGCTGCCCGAGACACATTGAAATGTGCGGAATTAGCGCCCACGGTTGACCCAGAAGATGCGCTTGAAGCCGCCGATGCTATCGAGGTATTAGAACGGGACGCCGTTTTGGTTACGGACGCAATGGTTGCCCTGACAGACCGTGTCGCTGAATTAACGGCGGCGCTTAAACCATTTGCTGACGCCAGCGATGTTCATCTTGGCAGCGATGATATGTCGATAGCGTTTAGAATAATCATCGGAAACCTACGCCTAGCCCGTAAAGCATTGGGGGACAAATGAGCGACCATATTATAAAAGCTCTATTAGAGCAAAACACAAAGCTAAGAGAACGCGTTCAAGCTCTCGAGGCGGTCATTGCGGCAATGATATGCTCAAAGCCGCCTGAAGACCTCTTAACGCCTGTAAACGACACGACGGAGCAACAGCCGTCATAGGGGAAATCCTAATGAAAAAAGTGAAACAGATATTATTAGAAGAGGCGCTAGACAGTAACCTCTCGCCGGAACAAGTCTTAAGCTATAGCAGGCGGCAAGACATCCTATGGACGCGCTATCGCATCTATTGGCGGGCGCGACGGGAAACGAGCGCCAGCTATCCACAAATTGGACGCGTGTTAAAGCGCGACCACACAACAGTCATACACGGGGAGCGCTGTTATCAGGCGAGATTAGATGGGAAAGAATATAGAAAACCAGGGCGTAATGTCGGTTATAATAATAGCGATAATAGAGATTCTATTGGGTGTTAAATGACTTATCTGTGCTACACATTTGGCAAATGTGTAGCCTTTAAGATACAAATGAGCGACAAATGACAGACCATTTTAAAGAGCAATACGAGGCCATACAGGCTGTTATACCCGACGTGCCTAGGGATATGCCTTGCTACCAAATTAACGTGCCTTTGTGGCTGTTCTGGCGCAAGGTGGACCCCACGGCAACCGAACACCCCATAATGACGGAGCAAGAGATAACGCGCCGCTTAGACCTGCTTTACATGGGCGACGGAACTTGCTAATAGTTGTCTATTAGCAAACCTCCCCATTGCTATTTGGCTCCGCGTTCACCCCTAGCGCGGAGCCTTTTTTATTTCTGGCCGTAAAGCTTCATGGGATAATTATATGAAGCTGTGCCACCATAATAGCCAAGCATCCGTGGCGGCTCTTCAGGCGGCCCTCTAAAGGCATCTGAGGCCATAGGATGCGCGCCGAGCAGCATAGCGTTAGTCGGCAGGTCGGTCGGTTGATAAAACCAAGGCATATTTCTGACATAAGGCATAAGCGCCTCGCGCATAGCATTCATGCCGCTAGCAACGGGACGGCTTTCTATGTATGGATTTGATTCAAACTGACCATATTGAGGCGCGGCATCGTATGGCGAATAAAACGGCGACGACTGATCCTGGCGCTTTGGTAAAGTTTGCTGGAACTGCTGGCGTTTCGCCTTAAAATCCTCTATCGCTTGCTGGTTCAATAGCTCAACAATAGGATCTTTTTCGTCTTTTTTAATAGTGAGCTTTGCCATGCTAGAATCCGAGTATAAGCGCCAGCTAAAACAGCTTCAGCAGGAAGTGACGCAAGCCTATCTTAAAGGATATGAAGAAGCACGGCAACGCTGTGATTTTGACCTTAGCGCGACATCCGACGAGATCCGACGCCTACGCTATGCGCTCGAATTGGCGATAGAGATGGTCGAGGACACGGACAAAACGCTGATAATAAAAGCGCTGCGAAGCAAATAAAGAGATCTCGGACTATCGACATAGCCCCTCCGCGCAGGTGTCATAGATCGTCTTTGCGGCCTGACACGCAGCCAGCCCCCACATGAGAACACTAATTAGAGCGAAGCGCAACAACATTCCCTTCCTGTGGTGTGTCTTCAACCATGCGGCGAAGATCTGACTTGTTAAGGTGCTTTAGCTTAGGCGACACAAAAATGTGGCGCTTGTTTTTATGCTCCGGCGCATGGACAAGGCCAAGGTCGCGCCAGCCTGCCTCCTT